ATCCCGCGCTCGAAGTAATCCTTCAGGTAATTCAGCATTCGCTCCTTGGAAGAATGCGTTGTCACCCAACCAATGCTGTTGCTAATACCGAAACTGTCGTTTCTCCGCCAGAGATAATGCTGCATATTGCCTAAAACGTCGTTTAGGTGTCGAGCTTCCGACGGTGGCAACGACATAGCCTGCCTTCTTAGGTTCCTCATCTCGTTAATCACAGCCTGTCCGGGGCCGTTGACTTCCAAGTTCAGCAAGGAATTGCCGTAAGCGCCAGCCAGATAGCAGATCACCCAAGCGAATTGGAAGGTATTTAACTCCGAGGTGGCAAACTCTGCAACCTGTTCCATGCCATCGGCATAGCAGCGGTACACCTGAATGCAGAATCTATCTGCCCAGTCCGACGATCCGTAGGCAGGATCAGCACCCACGACGTAGTAAGCGTTGGGTACAGGTTCTTCCCAAATCTTTAGGGTTGCCAGTCGCTCACTACTTTGGATCAACGTGGTGTCTTGGAAGTTGGCACCCATGCTAAAGCGGTACGAAATGAAGGGTGAGCGTTTAGCTTCCTTCATGGCGTCGGTACAACGGGCGGTAGAGAAGAAGGAGGTTCCCGTCATCACAAAGGCGTAGTCCTCTGTGGGTGGGAATTCCTGATACATCAGGCCATCGTCTTTCAAACCTTCATGCAGCTTCCAGCGCCACCAAGCAATCTGCCGAGAGTTGATCTCGTAGTTGTACATCTTCTTGATGTCTTTCGTCCATTCCTTTTCTTCGGGCGAAAGTTTGCCATCCCAGTACACCTTGTAGATGTCTGACTTAGGATCAGCCATGTACAACTGGTTACGCCACCAGCCACAGAAGATGGCTTTCTGTGTTCGCGCACGTTTGGCAGTTGTCCACATATCGTGGAACATATTGAAGCCTCGCGCCGTACTCTCGAACATATAGTAGCGAAGCGGGTTAGTTTCAGCCAAGGATGCCAGCAAGGACGCCAAGCCTTCCTCGTCGCCCCATGAAGACGTTTCCGTGCCATGCAAGAAGGTAATGCCCTTGCCTCGACCCAATCCACCTTTAGCGCGAGTACCTGCCACCTGATAGAACATCCGACTTCTGTTTTGCAGTACCAACTGATTGCGGTTATGGCTCATCAGTGGAATCTTGTACTGCTTGGGCAGGCCATCCATGTACATGGAGAGCGTACTTCTGAACTGCTCTCGGTTTTCTTCTGTGTCGGTGGTTAGCGTTCCCTGCATACCGGGATGAATGAAGTGCCAGTAAAGGTCGAGCGCCAAGGATATGGTGGTGATACCAAGCTGACGCCCTTTCAGTACCACAAAGAAATGGATGTCATCTTGCAGACCACGCGCTACCTCATCCATGACATAGGTTTGGGTGCCAAGCAAACGCTCACCCAAGGTGATCATGCCTTGTTCTTTGGACTCAATCCTTAACTGGCGGCAGAAGCGATAGAAGTTCTTGCGATCAAACTGCATGGATGGTGTATCCGTAGAGCTGCTCGAACATGGCTTTGGCCTGCACTTCACCCATAATCTGCTGCATCTGCTCGTCCGTCAGTTTCCAAAGCATCTCGCCGTTAGAGAGCAACTGCCTAAACCGACTGTGATGACCAAATATCTTGGTCGAGTTCATGCCATTGTGAATCGGGCCAAAGTGTTCGAACGAAAAATACTTGGCAACGTCATCAGGTGCATAGCGCATACCCACATTTTCCATCGCAGGACGCATGAAGCAGGATAACTGCACATCCTCGTTGTTTAACATGGCTTCAGGAAAGTGGCGACGCATGATCCCGTACTTAGAAGGCGCTTCCAAGAAGGCTTTACTGCGCAAGGAAAAGCCACCATTCTGGACAATCAAGGCACCGGTATAGTCTTTCTTATCCATGCACCACTGATACATGGTGGAGAACTCACCATTGGGTAGCAATGCTGCATGACTAGGGCCACCAATGTAGTCATAGTTGAACCAGTCATCATTCCAATTCTCTGCATTCAAAGCCCAACCATCGTGCTGCACAATCAAGGCGTAGTCAGTTTCAATGTAGTTGTGCAGGGCGTACATCACAAACTCGGAGTAACCCTGATAGTCCAAGGGCGCACCAATGATCTTCTGGTGCATCATCGTAATGTCTAACTCGGTATTGGTAATCAACAAAGACTTGCAGCCGGGCAGTGCCTCGGCAGTCTTTCTCAATGCTGGCAGTGCAACCTTTCCCCGACCATCGCCATAAATCGCAACTACTGTAATGTCTTCAAAACTTTTTTGTTTTACGTCGCTCATTGTCAAAGCCCTCTAAGTTCCAATTAGCAATCCTGTATCGCGCCTCGTAGTCTTTAGCCACAGCCAATAACTCTTTCACGATCTCAGGGCGGTACACCTCTTTCCACCTCGCTACCAACGCCCTCTTCTGTTTGGCATCCTGTGCGGCAATGGCATTCCTCATCTCCGAGCGCAACATCTGGCGCGATAACAACAGCTCTTCCTTGTAGCGGTCAGGACTGTCCATCTGTCGTTTGCGCCAAAGCCTTGATCTCACGAATCTCCAATCCAAAGGCGTCATGTACCTTTAACATCAACTCAGCACTGACCGGCAAATACCCATGCCGTACCCGACTCACATACCCAGAAGACTGCAAACCCAAAGCTGCTGCCAACTCCCGGTCATTCTTTAACCCAAACCTTTCCTTCAAATGATCCAACAAGGCGTGTGCCTTCTTTGCCTTCAACATAGCCCCTCCTATTCAATTCGCCATACCCGAATACCGTCACCCTCCCGACGGCACACAAACTTCCTTTCCAACCGCTTACCCCGAATCCGGTTGTAATTGCACAAGACATTCATATTCCCACCCGGCACAAAGAAACTCTCACCCACCTGCAAAGCCTCATGCGGGTAGTTATGCCGAACCTTAACTTCAGGCATCGGTACATCGCTATCTATTTCATACATTCGCACCTCCGTTAATACAGTAAACCAACTGTATCACAAATAGTGGAGGGAGAAACCGAAATTTCCTTGGGGCGGGGGATGAAATAGGGCGCGCAACCACGGAGGGTCAAGACCCATCGCATTGCCACAAACATAACAGTCCAATCCCTATCGCCTGACCGTTCCCGATAGACAAGACCTATGCCCTTGTCATGCTGTCAATTGCATCAATGGCACGATTGACCCTTTGTCAATTGACCAATAGACAATGTTGCATGGAAAACAACCCCTCTACCCCTTGTTAATAAATATACAAGGGCGCGGGAATTGACAATATATCAACATTTACCCATGTTCCCGCTATATATGGAATACCCATATATCTACAAGTAAACGATAACGTATATATCTATAGATATATATATAGAAGGCCTTGAGTTAATTTCTACATCTGTCCTATAATTAACCCGTACACATAAGTGTATTTCCTAATTGATAAGGGGCTACTATGAAACAGTACGAATTCGAAGCAATCAACAAGCGGAACGCACACAGGGTTGAGCGCATTCGCGCTACTGCTAAGACAGAAGCAATTGCACGCGCTCACATAGTCAACTATTACGGCACTCAGTTCGACGTGCTACAGGCCTGCTGTAACGTCTATAAGCCGCACGAAGTATTAGGCGAGATTGATTGTTCAGGCGATACAGATAACGGCGAATATATCTTTGCGCTGATTGCTAAAAAGGGGCTTGTTTAATCGTTTACCGCTTGCCGGAGCGTTTCCGGCATTCCTAACCTAACAGGGGCTAATTATGAAAATTGACATCGCACAGCAAATCACTGACAGAATCATTTCCGAGCTAGAAAAAGGGGCAACGCCGTGGGTTAAGCCTTGGCGTTATCTGAAACAACAACCCGGTCAAGGAATGCCGTTCAATCCTGCCAGCGGCACGGTTTACAGGGGCATCAATCATTTCTGGCTATCAATGCAGCCTTTTGCAGTTCCTTACTACGTTACTTTCAAACAGGCGCAGCAATTAGGCGGCACTGTCTTAGCAGACCAAAAGGGGACACCGGTGGTGTACTGGAACGTGCATCGCAAGGAAACAATCGGCGATAAAGGCGAATCTGTTACCAGTGCGTATGCCTTCATCAAACACTATTATGTTTTCAACATTGAACAATGCGAAGGAATTGAACTGCCTGCTATGCCTGAGATACCGGCCGTTGATTGGGATGCTTGCAACGAAGCTGATCAAATAGTTTCCCGCTTGCAATTGTCCGGCGGATTAACGCACGCAGGGGATTCGGCGTACTACAGGCCTAGTACCGATGCAATCGTTATGCCGCCGCAAGCGGCATTTGATTCTCGTGAAAATTACTATGCAACCCTATTGCATGAATCAGTACACGCAAGCGGTCACGAAAAGCGATTGAAGCGAATCACTCCAGCTAGATTCGGAAGCGAAAACTATGCTTTCGAGGAATTAGTTGCGGAATTAGGCGCTGCAATGCTTTGTGCCAAATGCGGAATCGACGGCGATTTGCGCCATGCTGGCTACATTGAAAACTGGCTACAGGCATTGCGCAATGACAAAAAATTCATTCTCTCAGCGGCAGCTAAAGCACAAAACGCATTGGACTATCTGACTGGTGAGCAAGTGAACGAAACTGAACAAGTTACCGAAGCAATAGCCGCTTAAAACCCGACTGTAAGCCGCTTACGGGCGGTTTACGGGCGCGTTTTGTGCCATTTCCTAATTTACTAAGGGGCAACCATGAAACAAGGTTACAAATTCTATTTTCAGGATGAACCGCAGTTTTGCAGTCATATTTTCAATCGGAAATATCTTGCAAACAAGTTTCGCGCATATCGCGCCAATCGTGCCAAGTATCGCGTTATAAAAACGCCGATTGGCTATCAGGTAACAGTCCGAAATAACGGTTCAATCGGTATCTTTGAGCGATTCTAAGGGGGCTATCATGAAAACACTCAAAACACGGCAACCCTTAAACATTGGCAAACTTTGCAAGGTGATAACAGAGCATGGCACGTTCAAACTGTATTTATCCAATACCGTTACTCAGTCATTCACCATTGGCAACATTTGCTTTGAAGCAATAGGGGGTTATCCCTCAAACGGTTTCCGGCCTGATAAGCCAATCCCGCTTGCATGGACTATTGACCTTGCGCAACCAGTAACGGACTAAGGGGTAAACCATGCAAATCATTCTTGAGATTCTCGGCGGTTTACTAGGCCTTGCAGTTATGTGGGCGTTTCTTTTCGTTCTACTGTCATTCTAAGGGGCAACCAATGAGCGCACAAAATACTTACGTTATCCAAAATGAAAACGATTTTTCTCTTTTATGGTCTAACACTCACGGTTGGATTGATGACGATGATTTTGACGTTTTTACTTTGCAAGAATCGGAAACCCTCACTTTGCCAATTGAAGGGCGCTGGATACAGCTTATGACAATGTAAGCGTTTTAAGACGTTTCCCCCTCGGCCTGTACTCTGTACAGGCTTTTTCTTTTTCTCGCCTTCTACACCCCTTAAAACCCGTTTAAACCGCAATGTTGCCAGTGCCGGTCAATCCGCTTTTCAAAAACCCCCTATGCAAAACTCAACCCTAGCTTGTTTGGCAACAAATGCAGGTTCATTCCTTTGACATTTGAATCCTGTAAAAAAATCGGAAATCATGTTTCCAAATTGACACGCGCCTACCTATATGTATAGGAACCGTATAGATATGGAAACCGTATAGGATAGTAAACGTATAGTCCTAGTAAACGACTTTTCCTATATGTTTTGAGAGATAGATGTTTAAACAACTGACCCACGTAGATCAATATTCCAATAACCCCTATAGCTATAGTTACCGTATAGCTATAGTAACCGTATATATATAGGAAACGTATAGCTATACGTTTACTTAGACTATAGTAAACGTATAGATATATTTATATAGGTGTTCTACTTGCCAAAAAGAAACACAGAAGTTATCCACAGGTTATCCACAGACTTATCCACAGCCACTTTGATAACAAAATCTATTTCTCAAAATAGTTGTTGACTTTGTGTATTCTGTGAACTATTGTGTGCGTGTGCTGATGCACATTATCCGTTTCCTAATCAGGGAGGTTCACATGATTTACACCCTTCAGGATCATTTCGATCCTCGTCAAGACACAGACCTAATCGACCGCATTCGCTTGCAGGAAGCTGCTGCACAAGCTGCTTTAGACCGTGCTAAAGAGTCCGTTCGCCACCTGTCTGCTTCCGTCCTACGCCTTCGTGAACGCCGTTTCCAACTAATCGAACTAGACGCCTAATCCGTTATCCATCCATCTAGGGGCTTATCCATGACTTACACCAAAGAGCAATGGCGCTTTAATGACAACTCGCGCTATTGGAAAACACATCCCTTTTCTGTTACTTGCAGGAAAACTGGCGTGTCTAGCGCAACCATCGCCAACATTCCAGCCAGAGCCACTATTTCACTAGAGGAACAAAAAGCCAACGCAAGACTGATTGCCGCTGCGCCTGAGCTTTTGGGCGCATTGATGATGTTAGACAAACGTGGAGGACTTGGGCCTCAAACCCATAAATACATACGCTCAATTATTGCGAAAGCCACGGGAGAACACTAATGACTTATCTAAAAGACATCAAACTGTGTGTTGATTGCTACTTCTATGGCAATGAACATGGGCAGAAAGACCGTTGCATCAATCCTGTTACCACTGAGTACAGCCTAGTTACTGGCAAGGAAGAATACCCATTTGCCTTCTCTCAACGTCAGTCCTACAGGGATGGTGACTGTGGCCCTAAAGCCATTTGGTTTGTCCTGCAAGCTGATAACCAGATCGCCAGAGAGAAAGCCAGACAAGAGTTCGAGGAGGCCATGCGTGATAGCCCCTTCTGAACGCGCTCTAATGGCTGAGATGCTAAAGAAGGTAATGCAGGTCATCAATGACTGGTGGGCTAAATCTGCCGTTACCTTCGCCATTGCAGCCTTTGCCTACTACGCTGGTGTCGTCCAAACTGAGAGCCGTATAGCCGCTGATTGCCGCTTTGCTGCAGCCTTCAGAGTGGACATTCAGGCGTTTACTTGCCAGAGGAAACTATGACCACAGATGACATTATCCGCATGGCAAGAGAGGCTGGCATTGGGTTAATCGAGGGTGCGTCATTGGTGTATTTCCAAATGTCAGATTTAGAGCGCTTCGCCAACCTAGTTGCAGCAGCAGAGCGAGAGGAATGTGCGAAGCTAGTCGATGAAGAAATGGCTGACTATCGTTACGGAACGCCGCCAAACATTGCGCTAAACAATGCCGCCGCAGCTATCCGCAAAAGGGGTGTGCCATGAAATGTATTGTTAAAGATTGTGAAAACCACAAAGAGCAAGGCGGATTCGTGGGTGTTTTATGTATGCCGTGCCATAGGTTTTTAACTATTGGTGAAGGTAAGTACTCTCAACTTTACCGCAACACAGTAGCAGCAGAACGTGAAGCTTGTGCCGAGTTACTTGATGAGATGGCAGTAGAGGATAAGTTGTCGAACTATTACAAAGTGGCAGCACTTAGGATTAGGGAAAGGGGTGCGCCATGACTGACAAACAACCGACTGCCTATGAAGTTCCGTTTGTTGAACTACTGGAATCCGTGCCAAACAATTCAAGGTTATGGGTAGATTTTCTTGAAGGAATGGGGTCTAGGCATTTTCCTGTTGGACATTACTGCCACAAAGCTGCCGCCGAACTACGCCGCTTGCATCAATCAGAACGTGAAGCATGGCGATACGCAGCCGAACTTGAACAGGATCGTAAGCGCTTGCATGAGGTGAATGCTAAGTTGGTGGAGGCGTTACGGCTGATGAATATCGAGTGCCAGCACTTGCATCATGCGAAGAAGGATCAGCATGGGTATGACGTTGCTTGTCCGGTTGTTGAGCGTATCAAAGCATCAATAGCCAAAGCTACAGGAGAACAACAATGACCATCACACTAACCCGCGAAGAAGTGCAAAACGTGCTGGATGCGTTGCAATGCGCTACCCCGCCGACATTCAGCGCAAAGATAGTGGAGGATTGGCAAAGCGCAATCGAAACCCTCCGCACTCGACTTGCGCAGCCTGAACCGGAGCCGGTGGCAGACAAGTACCTGATGGAAGTTGAATGCACAAAGTGCGGAGCGAAACAAGACGGAATCTTGACTGTCACCGCCCCAGCACAGCGCGAATGGCAGGGGCTGACGGATGAGGAGATTATGTCGCTGTTGCCCGGCGCAGTCAGGCTCCCACCGGGATGGTCTGAAACTGTTCGCGCCATAGAAGCCAAGCTGAGGGAGAGAAACGCTTGACTACTTTCCAACTAATAACTTTTATCGGCGCTGCATTAGTGGGTGCCGGTGGACTGATAGCAATTGTCGGCCTGATGCTATCCGTCTTATTGTGGGATCAGGACGAAAACTAACTGGGGCTAAACATGAGTGACTTTTCACCCGAAGTGCGTAATAACGCATTGTGGTCTAACGATGCACGCCGGTTTGTTGAAGGTAGAGCCGGTGAGGTATATGCCGAAAAGATTGGCGTTAAACCGTTAGATGACCTATCTAACGTCGAAGCCGTGCAAATGGGTTTGGTAATGCAGGAACCCATCATGCGCGAGTTTGCACGCAGACAACGCATCAATTTCAAAGATGCTGACTACGCTCTATACCACCCGCAACATACCTTTCTTGCCTCACACTTTGATTACATTTCAGAGGATGGGCAGACACTCTATGAGGTCAAGAATCTAGGTATCCATCAGCGTAAGAAGTATGGCGATGATGGTACAACTGACATTGACACAGGCTACCGTGTGCAATGCTTGCATGAATCCTTAGTCCACCGCATCCCTAACGTGGTGCTGGTTGTCTGCTTTGGCGGTCAGGAAATCTGCCACTACCCGCAGCATTTCTCAGAAGAGCAATGGGATTTACACGCCAGAGAGATGGCACAGTTTTGGGGCAGGATTAAGGCTAGAAACTTTGACCCTGAAACAATGGGCGATGCTGCCAAGATTGTGTACAAGCAAGATAACGGCAACAGCCTGTTAGCCAATCAGGAATTGGAAAACATTTGCGAGATGCTGAAGATCGTCAAAGAACAGCGCAAAGTATTAGAAGCGCAAGAAGATGCCCTAGCTGCCAAAGTGCAAGGCTACATGATGGAAGCCAGCCAACTAGCTACCTATGACGGTCGAATCCTAGCCACTTGGAAGGCCAGCAAGCCTACAAAATCCTTTTCTAAAGACTTGTTCCGCAATGCCATGCCAGAGATGTATGAAAAGTTTGTTACTGAGCAACCGGGTTCCCGCCGTTTCCTTTTGAAATAGGAGATAAAAATGAATAACGAACCAGCGTTTCCACAAGAAAGAATGTTGCCAGATGGCAGTCATGAAGAGTGTGAAGGGTTGTCAGTGCGCGATTACTTTGCAGCGAAAGCCATGCAATCACTGATCCTTGACGATGAAGTGCATGAGCAAGTAAAAGAAGCAAATTTTGGTCAGGACGAATGGCATGAATTCGTTGTCTTTTGTTCATATAAGTTTGCAGATGCAATGATGAAACGGAGGCAAAAATGAGTAACGTAGTCAACATGGCAGGAGAGTCGGCAATCGTCGCACTTGATCCTGCTATCCAATCATCCATTGTGTTGCGTGGTGACTTATCAGGACTGAACGAACAGCAGAAGCAGGACTACTACCTGTACCGCTGCCGCCAAGTTGGTCTTGATCCAGCCGCTAAACCTTTTGACTTGCTAACACTCAATGGAAAACAAATCCTTTACGCGAACGCAGGAGCTACTCAACAGCTATGTGCGCTCCACAAGCTATCCACTCAGATTACGCATCGGGAACGTGTGGATGGAATTTACA